GCCGAGGAAGCCAAAGCAGCCGAGGAAGCCAAAGCAGCCGAGGAAGCCAAAGCAGCCGAGGAAGCCAAAGCAGCCGAGGAAGCCAAAGCAGCCGAGGAAGCCAAAGCAGCCGAGGAAGCCAAAGCAGCCGAGGAAGCCGCCCCGGCAGTCACCAGCGGTTACGTTGTCGCCAAGGGTAAATCTATCACCAGCAGAAAAGGCATTCTCGATGCTGGTGAAAAAGTCGAGCCTGATCACCTGAACGGCGGTGCTGCTGCGTTCGAGCGTCTGCGCGACCGTAAAGTCATCGTGAAGGCCTGATGTATGTCACTGCGTGAACTGGCCGCCGCCGATAACCGTCGCATCCTGGAAAATCAGGCTGACGGTTTCGGCTGGCCGGTTTCCGTGACCGACCCGGACGGGCTGACCGTCCCGGATCTGAAAGGTTTTTCGACTGATATTTCCCAACTGATCGACCCGGACACGGGGCAAGCGATCAGTGGGCGACTGGCGACGGTTTCTATTCACATCGCGTCGCTGACCGAGGCCGGGTTTACCACTCTGCCGCGGGGTGTGGCTGAGCTGGGGTCGAAACCCTGGCGCGTGACGTTTGACGACATCAACGGCAATGCGCACACGTTCAAGGTGTGCCAGTCCAACCCTGACCGAACACTCGGTTACCTGTCCCTGTTGCTGGAGGCGTGGAAAGCATGACTTTACAGGCCTTGATCGACAAACAGGACACCGTCGAGATTGTCAGGGATCAGATTGCCGCGCTGCTCAAACTTGAGTTCACCAATCAGATGGCGCTGGCGACTCAGGCCGGTAAAGACCCGGCACTGTGGGATGTTGCGGTTTACTCCGAGCGTTCCAATCCTTGGGAACAGATCTTGAACGACACGCAAGGCTCGAAAATGTGGGTCAACGTGTGGTGGGACGCGTCCAACTTCAACAAGTCCGCCAGCGACCCGGTGAAAGAACAGAAATCCGAAACGGTTTTTAATGTGGACTGTTACGGTTCGGCGGTTGCCGCTGATGACGGCTCGACCGGCCAATTACCTGGCGACCGTGAAGCCGCTTTTGTCATGCAACGGTGTGTCCGGCTGGTTCGGAACATCCTGATGGCCGGCGAAAACACATACTTGCAGCTACGCAAAACAGTGTGGGGCCGCTGGATTAACTCGGCGACCACTTTCCAACCTCAGATGGACGGCAACGCAGTGCAACAAACAGTCGCTGCGCGGTTGTCATTTGGGGTGGATTTTAGCGAGTTTTCCCCGCAATATGAGGGGCAGCCGCTTGAGCTTTTGACCACACAGGTCGAACGGGCCGAAGATGGCGAGATCATCATTGTGGCCGATTTTGATTACAGCACGCCATAGGAGGCGGATAGATGGCTATCAATTCAGCAGTTGACGCGTCAGCGGTTGCCCGGGTACTCGGTGTCGACGTTAATTTTAAAAACCTGCGGGGTAATACCGTCCTGTTCCTGCCTCAGCGTATTGCTGTTGTCGGCCAGGGTTCGACCACTGCGGTTTACGACACCACCAAGCGCCAAGTGACCAGCGCCGTACAGGCCGGCCAGCTTTATGGTTTCGGTTCGCCGATTCACTTGGCCGTTCAGCAGCTTTTGCCCGCCAACGGTGACGGCGTGGGCACTATCCCGGTGACCGTCTACCCGCTTGAAGATGACGGCTCAGGTGTTGCGGCTGCGGGCGACATTACCCCCGACACCGCCGCGACCGGTGCCGCCGCGTTCCGCGTTGTGGTTAACGGCGTGCAGTCTGTTCAGTTCACCGTGGCCGATGGTGACGCAGTGGCCGACATGACCGCCGCGATTACCACCGCGATCAACAACACCCTCGACATGCCGGTCACTGCAACCGACAACACTACCGACGTGACCGTCACTGCCAAGTGGGCTGGCGCGAGCGGTAACGATTTGACGATCAGCGTGGTCGCTACCAGCGAGGACAACAGCGGCGTTACGTTCGCCCTGACCCAACCGACCGGCGGTCTGGTTAACCCTGACGTTACGCCTGCGCTGAACCAGATCGGCGACGTGTGGGAAACCATGGTGCTGAACTGCATGGAAATCGCAGACACCACCACGCTGGACGCGTTCGCGACGTTCGGCGATGGTCGCTGGGGTTCGCTGACCCGCAAGCCACTGATGGTGTTCACCGGCAACACCGAGGCCGATGTGACTACCGCGTTGACCGTCACCGATGCCCGCAAGACCGACCGCACCAACGTGCAGTTGGTTGCGCCTGGCTCCGCTAACCTGCCGTTTGTGGTTGCTGCCCGCCAGTTGGCCCGAATCGCGCCGATTGCGAACAACAATCCGCCGCGTGACTACGGTAGCCAGCGCGTCACCGGCATTATTCCCGGCACCGACGGCGAACAATGGGATTACCTGCAGCGCGATCAGGCGATCAAGGGTGGCAGCTCCACCGTTATCGTTCGTGACGGCGTGATCAACCTGGCCGACACCGTGACCATGTATCACCCGGACGGTGACCCTATCCCGGCTTACCGTTACGTTTGTGACATCGTGAAGTTGCAAAACATCATGTTCAACATCGCGCTTGAGTTCGAGCGGCCCGAGTGGGACGGTGCACCGTTGATTCCTGACGATCAGCCGACCATTAACCCGGACGCCAAGCGCCCGAAAGATGCTGTGGCCGTCATGGCGGCGCTTGCCGATTCCCTGGGTCTGAACGCGATCATTTCCGACGTGCCGTTCACCAAGGCGAACACGGTCGCGGTGATTAACGACCAGAACCCGAAACGGCTGGATCTGAATATCACTGTGAAACTGTCCGGCAACACGAACATCATTTCGGTGGGTCTGGATTTCGGCTTTTTCTTCGGTACTGCCCCGGTGGCGGCATAACATAGGAGCGTGAAACATGGCGACAGGCGGCAGCATTGAGTCCGTAAGCCTGGCGGGTCGCATCTTCGCAGTTGCGGCCGACGCCGACACGAACCGCCAAATGGGCGGATTCAATAACGAGTATCAAGCCAACGGTGACGGCACCGGTCGACAGGTGAAAACCCGCGTCGGCTGGAGCATTACCGGTTTGGCCGTGGTGGTCGATGACGATCGGGGTGACGACGAGTTCCTGCAAGACCTGCAGGACCGTAAGGATTTTTACCCCGTCGCAGTGACCTACGCGAGCGGCGCCGTGTACCAGGGCACCGGTCAGATCACCGGCGAGCCGACCACGTCGAGCCAGTCCACGACCAAACCGCTGGACCTGATGGGTCCGGGCAAACTCACACCGCAGTAAGGTGAGTAAAATAGGGTTGAATCGCCGGACGGGTGCCCTATCCCTCTACCCTCACGGGGTCCGGCGTCCTTTTCTGAAATAGGGCAGAAAAATGACCGAGCACAAAATCGACAAGGCAACCGCCGAATCCGAGTTTGAACGTTTCGCCGAGGTGATGGATATTGACACCGATACCGGCGAAATGGACGACGAAAGCCGCGAGGGTTTCCAGCAGCAGAAGTCCCGAATGATCCGGGCGATGCAGCGCGGCAACCTGATCATCAACGAGGTGGGTGAGGCGGTATTCAACCCGGCACACAGTGAAAACCCCAACACCGTGACGTTCAAGATGCCCACGGGTGCCGCGCTGATGGCCATGGACCGGAAGAAAAAGACCGAGGATATGGGTAAAATGTACGCCGCGATGGGTGAGATCTGCGGTGTACCCGCCAAGACGTTCGCCATGATGGCCATGCCCGACCTGAAAGTGTGCCTGGCCGTCACGTCGCTTTTTCTGGGTTAGTCCGGGCCACCCTGGTCAGGTACGGCGACGACTACCGCCACCCGGACGGCGGACATACTCTCGTTGCCGTCTACGGTGAGATGATGCGCCAGGTCGCCCGGGATTACTCGGGTATTCCTGACGTGCGAACCATGACGATGCGTGATATAAGTTGGTTTTATGACGACCTGCGGGCGGAACTGAAGCAGGCCACGAAATCAAGAGGCTGATCAATGGCGAACCGTTTTAGCGTCGAGGCGATCATCAAGGCGAAGGATAGAATCACCGCCCCGGTCACTCGGATGCAAAACAGTGTAGGTAAATTCACGCGAGCGGCTGAACGCCAGTTGCGCCGTGTGAATCGCCGACTGAACGCCATGACAAAAGGCCTGCTTCGGGGTGCGGGTGCCGCTGCGAAAATCGGCGGCGCCGCCATCATCGGCGGTATCACCCTCACCACCGTTGCGCTCAATAAGCTGGCGGACTCAGCCGACGAACTCGCGAAACGAACGCGGCGAATGAAATTCCCGATTGAAGAATTTCAAGAATGGCTGTTCGTGGCCGAGCAATCCGGTATCCCTCAGGCGAAATTCAACGCGTCGATGGAGGCGTTTGTAAAACGCCTGGGTGAAGCGAAAGCCGGTTTCGGCCCGCTCGTTTCAGGCCTTAAGAAAACCAACCCCGAGCTACTGAAACAAATTATCGCCGCCGACAGCGTGTCCGAGGCGCTTGATATTTACGTTAAGGCGATGCGCAGCACCGAGGACGCAGCAACCCGTAACGCCCTGGCGAACGCGGCGTTCAGCCGGTCCGGTCTGGCCATGGCGAACATGGCGGACAATACCGCCGAGGCGCTGGCCGGGTTGCGCAAGGAACAGCGCGAAAACGGCGTGATGACACAGAAACAAGCCGCCGCCGCCGAGGCCTACAACGACGCCACGAACAGCCTGACGAACGCGTTGATGGATCTGGTGCGTGGCCCGCTGCTTGACCTGGCTCCCGCGCTTACCAAAAACCTGCGGGCGATGCGTGAATGGATCGTCGCCAATAAAGACATGATCAAGTCGGGCATTTTCGAGTTTCTTGATGGGATGCGTCGCCGCCTCGTGAAGTTGTCCAAGCAGGTATCCGAGTTCGTGGAGTCGGAAAACTTAATCGAGCGGGTGAAAAACGCGTTCGCCAAGGTGGAGTCAGTGCTGGGCTTCCTTTCCGCTCACGGTAAAACCATCGCCATGGTTGTCGCCGGCATCGTGGCGTTAACCACCGTGCTAAACATATTCATCGGTGTGATGACCGCTGTTAACATCGTGATGGCCATGAACCCGGTCGGCCTGATCGTGCTGGGCATCGCTGCACTTATCGCGATTATCGCGGCTGCCATTATCTGGTGGGACGAAATCACCGCCGCTATCCGTAACAGCACCGTAGCGTTTGATGCGATGGTGTTGGCTATCGCAGCCGTCACCGGCCCCATCGGTTGGTTAATCGGCGCCGCTGTGTTGATCTTCAAACACTGGGAGCCCATCAAAGAATTTTTCGCCGGGGTGGGTGATGCGATGGTTGACGCGTTTGACAGCGCGGTCGATAAAATCAAGCCGCTGATTGACTGGTTGAAAAACGCAGCCGGGTTTATTGTTGACATGCACTCGAAAGCGTTCGGGGCGGCTGCGGATCTGTTCGGCTTCGGCGATGACGAGGGTGAAACATCGTCTAGCGGTCCCGGCTCGCAGATGGTGAGCCCCCAGGAACGCACCGCCCGAAGCATCGAGGAGCGCCGCACGACCGGCGAGGTGGTAATTCGTGACGAAACCGGCAAGGCGAGTGAATCCAAGTCGCTGAAAGGCACCGGGGCGCTACTGATGACAGCGACGGGGGCATTCTGATGACGTGGACCGAGCGACTACGCGAACCGGCCTACACGTCCCCCAGCGGGCGCCGGTTCCTGTTCATTTATGAGGACGTGTCCCGCTCGTTCGACAAGCGCACATCCGGCTATGATTCACCCGACGCGCCCGGGACGTTCGTGCAGGACCTAGGTGTTTCCGGCCGGCGCTACCCGTTGCGGATGATCTTCACCGGTGCCGATTGTGACCTTGAAGCTGATGCGTTTTTCGACGCGCTGGCCGAGACGGGTCAAGGCCTGCTCGAACACCCCCGTTATGGTCGGGTTGACGTTGTACCGTTCGGCACCGTGACCCAACGTGACGACCTGAAAACAGCCGCCAACCAGTCCATCATCGAGGTGACGTTCTGGGCCACGACCGGCACGGTCTACCCCACGTCCCAGGCCGACCCGCGATCTGACGTTGTGGCCGCTGTGGGCGCGTTTAACGACGCCGGCGCGGCTGAGTTCGCCGACGGCGTGAGCCTCGACACAGCGGTCGAACGGGCGACATTCTCACAGCGGTTCAAGGCGACGCTGGACGGTGCACAATCTCGTTTGCAATCCATTGCCGACGCCACCGACTCGGTCCGCGAACAGTTCGATGCCGTGTCGGACTCCATCGACCAAGGCCTTAACGTGCTGATCGAGCAGCCGCTGACTTTGGCGTTCCAAACGTACCGGCTGATTCAGCTCCCCGGTCAGACCGCCGCGCTGATCAGTGACAAGCTGGACGCCTACCGCAACTTGGCAACGTCTCTGATCAGTGGTGACGGTGCGGCGGTTGGGTCGCGTAACGACCTGCAGCGGCGGGACTTGTACGCATCGGGTGCTGTCACCGGTTCGATCAACTCAACGCTAAACACCGAGTTCGCCACCAAGGCCGACGCACTGCTGGCCGCCGAGGAAATTCTTGACCAGTTCGATCAGGTCAACGCATGGCGTGAGGCCAGTTTCGCGGCGCTTGGCGAGGTGGACACGGGAGGGGCGTATCAGGCGCTACAATCTGCCGTTGCCCTGACTGCCGGGTTCATGGTTGAGTTGTCGTTCAGCCTGGCACAAGAGCGCCGCATCGTGCTGGACTGCGCCCGCACCATCATCGACGTGTGTGCCGAGCTGTACGGTGAGGTCGACGAACGCCTTGATTTCCTGATCAACAGCAACGGACTCACCGGGTCCGAGATCCTGGAGTTGCCGAGGGGGCGGGAAATTGTCTTCTTCCTATAGCGTCGTAACCGGCGATACGTTCGAGCTGATTGCCCGCAAGCTCTACGGCGACCAGTCAGGGGCGGCCGCCATCCGCGAGGCGAACCCAGGCGTTCCCGATCCGCCTATCGTCGGCACCGTGCTGGTCATCCCCGACCAGCCCAGCGAGGCGGCTGTTTCGCCGCGTGGCCCCGCTGACAGCCCAAACGAGGTGGCCATCCTGATCGACGGGCGACGGTTCCGCAAATGGTCCAGCGTGACCATCAACGAGGCCATCGACCAGATCTCAAGCGTGGAATTCACCGCCCCGTTCGAGCCGGGTGACACTGCGTTTCGCGATGCATTCCGCCCGTTCAGCTTCGCCACCGTGGATATTGAGGTCAACGGGCGGCGCGAGTTTACCGGCACGCTGGTGGGTGTGAACCCGTCCGTCTCTCCCGATCAGTCCATCGTGACCGCGTCGTGTTATGCGTTGCCGGGGGTGCTGGGCGATTGCACCATGCCGGCCAGCGCGTTTCCGCTGGAATTCAACAACACCACACTACGCGAGATTACCGCGAAGATGCTTCGCCCGTTTGGTATCCGCGCCGTGTTCGAGGCCGATCCGGGGCCGCGGTTCGAGCGAGTGGGGTGTGACCCTGGCCGCACGGTGCTGGACTTCCTCGCGGATCTGGCCCGTCAGCGCAATTTGGTTATCGGCAACGACGAACGTGGTTCGCTAGTGTTCCGGCAATCCCCGACGCTCGGCTCACCCGTTGCGAACCTGGAGGTCTCGCCGCTGGTTAGCGTGACCCCGGCGTTCAACCCGCAACAGTATTTTAGCCACATTACCGGCTTGGAGCCCGTGACGGTCGGGCTTGCCGGGTCGCAGTTCACCGTGAAAAACCCTCGTTTGGCCGGGTCGGTTCGCCCGATGACGTTCACCGTGACCGATGCGGACGCGGGCAGTGTGTCCCAAGCGGTGCAGGCCAAGGCGGGGCGCATGTTCGCTAATATGGTGTCGTATTCGGTTGGTCTGAGCACATGGCGCACCCCTGCTGGTGACCTGTGGCGACCCGGCTCAACCGTGAACGTGCTAGCACCTCGCGCCATGATTTACCGGCCTTACGAATTTGAGATCCGAGGCGTGACCCGCCGCCGCGAGGCAGACTCAGAAACCGCTACGCTAGACCTGATTATCCCCGGCGCGTATGCTGGAAGGGTGCCGGAGGTGTTGCCATGGGACGACTAGCGCGGGTGATTTCGTTCGCTCGAACCGCCGTTAGCGGAAAGAAAGTGACCGATGTGAAATCGGATTTAGGCGGTGGTGACGTTCTGAACGGCCAGCATTTCGCCCCGGTCGGTGACGATTCGATGCCGCTACCCGATGATTACGTTGCGTTGATTCCATTGGCTCGTCAGCGTGGTGCCGCTGCGGTCGGCTACCTTGACCCCAAAGCGAACCAAACGGCGGGCGCTGGTGAGAAGCGTATTTATTCCCGCGACGGTTCGGGTGCCCAGGTGGCGCAGGTGTGGTTGAGAGCCGACGGCACCGTGGTGGTGAACAACGGTGCTGGGATGATTACCATGGCGCCAGCCGGAACGATCAACCTAAACGGCGTTGAAATCGACCCGAGCGGTAATATTTCAGTTCCCGGCGATGCCGATATTACTGGCGACGTAACTGCAGCAAGCGTGACGGCAGACGAGATCGAAGCGGTTGTTTCACTGATTGCGGCAGGCCTTGAGTTAGTACTCCACACTCACCTCGCCGGTGTACCACCGGGTAACACAGGGCCGAACCAATGATAAATCAGGGCGACGCGTGGATTTTCCAGACCGATGACGGTGGTGATATTGAAATCAAAGTCGGCGTTGTCACGTTGCGTCCCGGCCTCGACAGCTCGGTTTATTTGTCGCTTTTCGGCGGGAACCTGGAGGACGACGGGCGACCGACCAACCCGCGCCGTTGGTGGGGCAACCTGTCCGAAACGCTTGATTCGCGCCAGTACATCGGGCGCCTCGAGGACGTGTTAACGCGCCTGCCGCCCGTGCCGTTCAATCTGGCCCGGTATGAAGACGCAGCGAAACAGGATCTGGAATGGCTCACCGCCGAACGGGTCGCGTCATCCGTGACTGTTGCGGCGTCGATTCCTGCGCTAAACTCGGTTCGTATCATCGTGACCATTATCGCCGACGGTCAGGAAAGCGACTTTGAATTCACTGCGAACTGGAGGGCCAGCGTTTGAGCCCAGCGACCCCCACAACCCAACAGATCAGTGACAATATCGTCGCTCAGATCGAGACGCAGATCGGCCAAGCCATCCCGTTCCTGCCGAAGACGTTTTCCCGCGTGCTGGCGAAGGCGCTGGCCGGTGTGTTCGTGCAGTTGTACAAATACGCCGGGTTTATGTTCCTGCAGATCTTCATCACCACGGCGACCATCAAGCCCACTACCATCAACGGGCGAACCGTCCGACCGCTGGTTGAGTGGGGCATCTTGGCCGGCGTGGGCGAGCCTGGTGGGGCGACACGGGCGCAACTGCTGGTCGATGTGACGGTGGAAAACCAGACCGGTTTCCTCGACTCGGGTGCATTGCTGCTGAACACACAAACCGGCGTGACGTATGCGGTGGTCGCCTCGGTGGCGCTTAACGCACCGACCGTACAGGCCACCGTGGAAGCCGTGGCGGATCAGGCTGACCAGTCCGGGCGGGGCGCCATTGGCAACATGGAACCGGGTGAGACGCTATCGTTCACCAACTCCCTGCCGAACGTCACCCGTGACACCACCGTTGATTCGCAGGTGGTTACAGCCTCGGACGCTGAGGCCGAGGAAGCCTATCGTCAGCGCGTTATTGACCGGTTTCGTCGTCGCCCCCAGGGTGGCGCGTATGCTGATTACGAACAATGGGGTGAAACGCCTAGCGGCATCCTGAAAGTGTATCCCTACACGGGGGCGCTGGGTGTGGTTGAGGTCTACGTCGAAGCGACCGAGGCGTCAAGCGGAAGCCCTGACGGCATCCCAACACCCGCGCAGCTTGTTGAGGTCGAGGAGGCCATCGAGTTCGATGTTGACGGTCTGGCTAGCAACCGACCCGCTAACGCATTCGTGAACGTGCAAGCCATTACCCGGGCGGCCTTCACGGTTGAGGTGTCCGGCTTGAGCGTCAACGATCCGCCCACCGTTCAAGGGCAGATCGACGACGCGGTTGCTGACTACCTGTTTGCCCGTGAGCCCTGGATTGCCGGCGTGTCCCAACCGCCCCGCGCCGATTCTATCTCAGCCACCAGCGTGACCGGCGTCGTGGATGACATTGTGAACGCGGCGGGCGGTACGTTTACCGGGCTGGTGCTGAAAGAAGGGGGGTCACCGATCGCGGTTCGCCAGCTCGGTGACGGCGAAAAAGCCAAATCCGGGGGCGTAACGTATGTCTGATCTGTTCTTTCGGATCATTCAACACCTGTTACCCACCGGGCAAGCGTGGCGGCTGTTCCCCGGCAAGCTACTGACCCGGTTCATCGAGGGGCTGACTGGGTTTCTCGCTGACATTCGCGAGTATATCGACCTGGTTTGGCTCGACACGCAACCCCAGACTACCCGCGAGCTGGAATTGTGGGAACAGACCTTCGGGCTTGACCCGCCTGGTCTTACCGAGCAAGAGCGCCGCGACGCTGTCGCCGGTGCGTGGCGGGCCACTGGTGGTCAGTCGCCTCGTTACCTGCAAGACGTGGTGCAAGCGGCGGGGTTCAACGTGTTCATACACGAATGGTGGGTGCCCGGTACGAATCCGCCTGTTCCGCGTGACCCGTCCGGTGTGTTGTCGTTTATCAGCGCCCAGGACGGCGCATCGCTCATGCAGGACGGTGGGGTCGATGCGCAGGACGGCAACCTCGACGGGGGCAACCCTGGCGACGGGTATTTGCTGGTCAACAAGCTGTCAAGCGAAGGCGGTCAGGTGGCACCCCCTTCCGACCCCGCCCAGTTCCGGTATATCCTGTACTTTGGCGGTGAAACGTTCGGTGATGCGGCGGCAGTGCCGTCCGAAAGGCAAAACGAATTCGAAGCGTTACTGTTACGAATCAAACCGGCACAGCAGTGGTTAGGTCTTATGGTTGAATACGAGGCGCATTTGGCGCTAGAGGGCGACCAGTCTGGGGTTCTCCTTTTGGAGGGTGACCAGTCTGGCCCGATTGATTTGGGAGTTTGACACATGGCGGGCGATAAGAAACTTAGCGAATTACCAGCCGGGGTACAACCGACGCAGTTATATGGCATTGATGACGACGGTAACAGCCGTAAATTTGAGCCGAACAGAGTGATAGAGTTCGGGGGTGGTGCCACCACCGAATATGCCGACGCAGTTGGCGCGGCGGCTGTGTCGGCATCTGAGGATTACACGGATTCGGTCATTGCTGGCATATCTGGAGGGGCGACGATTTACACCACAACCACGGATGGTATTAACAACACCAGCGAGGGTGAGTACTTCAACGTTCCGTCTGCTGAAGAGTATGAGCTGCTGATTCTGTATCTGCACGATACTGGCGGGGTTGCTACTGAAATTGGGCGCTCTCCTAGCATCGAAGCCATCGACACAGTGACTTCCCGCCAGTACGTTTCTGATTTCGAGGCCGTTCAGCAGCTACGCGACAAGGAGCAGGCCGAACACGAAACCGCTCAGAAAAAAGCGGCGGTCGTCATCCTGCTGGGTCAGTCCCTCAACGCTGCGCGGGGTACGAAAGTTAAGAGCGTGGCCAACAGCGCCAGCTACATGTTCGCGGGTGGCGCCCACGTCTCTGACTTCCAGTTCTGGGGTAGTAACGAGGAATTTGCGACCAACGGCGCTGATGTAGCCTCAGTCGTTGATTTCTCGGAAGGGACGGATCAGTCGCCGTGCGTTGGCGTTGCCTCTACCGTTGTGGGCGGAAAGTATGCGCGCTGCTACGTGGGCAGCATTGCAATTGGGTCACGCACGATGGCCAAGCTGGCAAGTGGCGGCCCTCGCTGTAACCTTTTTGCGTTCTGTCAGCGTTTCGCATCACTGGTGCGAGCAGATGGCTATGAGCCTGAGTTTATGTTCTATAGCGCCCACGGTGAAGCTGACGCAGCAGCAGGCACCAGTGAGGCTGATTACTACAGCCAGGGGCTCGCCTACTACCAGCTATGTCAGATTGCCGCCTCGCAAGCAATGCAGGCAAGAGATTATCGCGCCCCGGTTGTACTGAGTCAGCCTCTTCAAAACTCAAAAGGAACCGAGGGCGCTGATGATCTAGCTATCTCAACTGCCATCACTCGAATTGCCCGAGACCTCCCGAGCGCTGCGGATATTGGCGGCGTTTACCAGTGGCCAGCGGAGAGCGATCGAGTTCACCCGACACCGGGCGGTTATGTCCAGCGCGGTGAGTTCGTGGGTGCTGTATTGCGCAATATGTCAGAACGCGGCATCAAGTGGCCCTGTCCTTACATCACAGACGTGGCGCTGGATGGCACTGACTTCTATGTCACTTTCAGCGAAGAGGTTGAGCGGGATACATCAATGAACGCCGGTACGAACCTGAACGTGGCAAACGCTCTGGACGGGTTCGAGTGGTTGGACAATGGCTCGTTCATTCAGATCACCGGCCTGACCTATAACGGGCGGCTTGTGTCGGGGACGCTTGCAAGCGCACCGGTCGGGACTATTGGGCAACAAGTCCTTCGCATCGCAGCGCAGACAACCGCTGCCACCCTAGTCTCCGGTGCCGAAAACCACTCCGGCAGCCAGGTACGGGCTACACAAGGATCGGTGGGTGGCATCTACGACCCAACACAGGCCAGCTACTTCTGGGCAGATAAACAAGAAATCGGCGTGAGGAGCCTATAATGAGAGCACATGAAATCCCCGGCTACGTTCAAGGCCACCGTTTCTCCGATGAGAGCGATGTGTTCTACGACGCCGACAATCTGAAATTCAAAGACCTTTCTGGCTATGGTGACTCCCTCGACTTGGAAATCACGACCGGCACTCCCGCCTTTGAGGATACCGGAGCAGCCGCCCGGCGCGGCTTGCTACTGGACAAGACTGCTCAAGGTCGGTTTATCCCTGCTGCGCCTTGGGAGACTACGTTCGTTTTCGCGATTTATATCGAGCTGCTGACAAGCGGCACACATACGCGCTATCCGTACCTTTTTGGCACCAGCCCTACAGAGACAAATAACGGGTTCGTGAGGGCGCAGCACGCCAGCAGTAATCGCACCATCCGTGTTTCCACGGCTGGGGGTGTCGCCACTCCTCAGATTTCACAGGGGGGCGACGGGGTAATTATTGGTGCGGTGTCCTTCGACCAGTCAACTCGGAAGTATTACGACACCGTGGACGGCGTAACCGTAAACGAATCAGGAGCTATCGCAGACGGAGGCAACGGCAATGGCCTCGCGCTTGGGTCAGGCGGGATCGGAACCTTTGACGACTTGTACTGCCGATTCGGAGATCTGCTGGGGGACGGCTCAACCACGGCAGAGACTGACCTGAAAATCGTAGCACTTGAGCATCACTTCTTTGCTGGCAATGTCATAAGCAGCCATCAGGATGAAGTGGCATCACTGCTGGCAGAGATGACCGCCTATTACGGGGTTTAACCGAGGCCCATATACAGATGCACAAGAGAGAAAATGAAAGCCTCAAACCTGAAATGGTCGGTAACCGAAGCGAGGTAACAACATAATGGCGATCAGACCAGAAGACGAATATGGCTCCCGTGCAGCCCCAGCCGATGCGGACTACCCGCACGGTAGCGCGAAGAACGAAACCACGCCCGGGGCAGACGACGGAACACCCTACACAGCGGACTTCCGCAACGACCTGTGGGGCTTCTTTCAGCGGTTGCTTGAAGAGGCCGGAATCACGCCCAACGGCGACCCGGACACGGTGATCGACTCGCAGTATTGGGAGGGCCTACAGGCGGAAATCAACAAACAAACCCCTCGCCCCGCGTGGACCAGCGCGACGCAAGTGGGTTCGGGGCTCTCTATCCCTGGGACGGCGGGGACGGCCCTTGCAGCCCTGAACGGCACCGACATCGCGTTTATTGATGGCGGGAACGAGCAACTCGAAACCTACCGGTTCAATTTCGGCACCGGGGTCTGGGTGCAAGTCGGGTCGAGTCTCACCGTGGCCGGCGCCGGGACGCCGGCCCTCGCGGCCCTGAACGGCACCGACGTGGCGTTTATTGACCTCAGCAACGGACAGCTCCAAACCTACCGATTTAATTTCGGCACCGAGACGTGGGCCCAGACCGGCGCAAGCCTTGCTATCGCCGGAATTGCCGAGCCAGCCCTTGCGGCTCTGAACGCCACCGACGTGGCGTTTATTGACGGTGGGAACGACGAATTGCGACTTTATCGGCTCAACACCGGCACCGGGGTCTGGGCGCAAGTCGGGGCAAGCCTGCCGGTCGCATCTGTGCAGTTGCCAGCCCTCGCGGCCCTGAACGGCACCGACGTGGCGTTTATTGACGGTGACAACGACGAATTACGACTTTATCGGTTTGATTTCGGCACCGAGACGTGGTCGCAGGTGGGCGCCAGCCTGTCGGTTTTCACCGGGGACCGACCAGCCCTTGCGGCGCTGAACGGCACCGACGTAGCGTTCATCGAGGGGACCGACGACGCGCTGGTTGTTTATCGGTTCGATTTCAGCGCCGAAACGTGGTCGCAGATCGGACCCGCCACGCCCACACCGGTGAACGGTTTCCCGGCCCTGGCCGCCCTGAACGGCACCGACGTGGCGTTTATTGACTCAAGCGACGAGGATTTAATCACCTACCGGTTCAATTTCTCAATCGGGACACCGTACAGTGCGGCGGGGGGTGCGTTCTGATGGACTACTTCACCGAAGACGAATTCCGCGAGTGGTACGACCGCATGGGCACCGAACAGACCGTCAAAATGGACTTGTTTCGGCACCGTTGGGGCGCACCTGTGGTTATTTCGCCGGTTGGCGGGGCCCTGGGTCGTCACGCTGGGCCTAACGCGACCACCGGGCACAACGTCGACTACTGGGGTGAAGTGAACGCCGCGGACGTGCTGCCCGAGGGGATCGAGACCCGAGCCGACGCCGAGCGAGCGGTTCGCCTGGCGCGTGAATGCGGCTTCCGGGATATAGGGTTCTACCCGCACTGGAACCCGTCGCCCGGCTTGCATCTGGGCACACGGCCGACCAATCGCATGGAGGGCCCGGCCACCTGGGGCGGGTATCGTGACGCGAACGGCAAGCAGCACACGAACATTAGCCTGCAGGCCGCCATTGACTTGATGCCGGGCGGGCTGGTGCGGGTAGAATGAACGACCCGACCCCCGACACACCCCGCGGGTGGAAACACCGCCGCATCGGGTTTTATGTGAGCCTGGTGGCACTGCTTGTCATCGGGTCGCGCCTGGCGTTCGGTCCCGAAGTACCCGAGGGGAACCGGGAACCGTTGATCACCCTGCTGTGGGTGTTTGGGCTTGTCGTCGTGGCGTTTTACGGCAACAATGCATGGGAGGCTGTGGCGAGGATCAAGCGATGAAATCACTACCCGTGTTGCTACTGTTACCCATCATCGTGGCGGCGGTTGTGTTGGTCACAGTGTGTCGTTACGCTTGTTTCACGTTATCCGAGAGGGGTTATCATGCTACAGTTTCTAACCGGGTTATCCCCCAAGGTGGTTGGCGGACTGCTGATTGCCCTGGTCGTCTCAGTTTCCGCAACGGGTGCGCTCGGCTACATGCTGCTACAGTCGCACGCAAAGCGCGGCGAGCTGTCCCAAGCGTTAGCCGACCAGAAAACCAAAACGAAGCAGGCAATCGCGGCACTCGACGCAGAACGTGAAGCCTGGGAACAGTCGCTCGACGTGTACCGGGACGGGTTGACCGAGATCCCGAAGCGCGTCGAAAAACTCAGGGAGTCAATGAACGATGAAACGAACGACCCTGTTCCTGACCGTGTTATTGACCGGTTGCCTCGGTGACGACACGGTTCGCTACGCCTACCCGCCCGACGCGTACCTGAGTGAGTGCCCCATTACCTACGTTGACCGGACCGAACACGGTGTGATCGACACCCTCGCCGCCGCTGTATGGTGCGAACGGTTGGGCAAACAAGCCGCCCGGTGCTGGGTCGCGACACACAGAGGCGTGAAAAGTTCCCCCGAATGTGAAATTCCCGTACCATGTGAAGAAAGTCACATAAAGCGCGGGGGTTTCGATGTGGGAGGCGCTACAGACGACGGCGGCAGGTCTTGCATTCCTGGCGGTGTTCCTGCACATTACAACACTGATTCGAGTGAAGCGGTTAAAGGCGAAACGTGACGAACTTTTTTCACGACGTGAAAGTCGGCGCAACAACTGCGGCGGGGACCATCGGGACCGGTCTGGCGACGGCTCTTGACTGGATACCTGACGACATTGGCAAGCTGGCCACACTGGTTGGTATTGTCTTGTCGGTGGTGCTGATCTGGAATCACTGGCGTAAGGGTCGGAACGAGGAACGGAAAAACCGGCTTGAAATTGAAATGCTCGAACTACAGTTAGAAAGGGAGCGCCAGGGTGACGCCCCCGATTGCGTCATTCCGCTAAACCGCCCATCGAGGCAATAACCGAATCGAACGCATCGTTCAACAGTATCCGTAATACATCGGTACAGTGCAGCAGATGGTCCAGCCGATCACCCTCCCCGTCGTATTCGATTTCGGCCTTGATCTTCTTCATCGCCAGATTGTGAGTTAGCACAAACTCGAATGGCGCGTCACCGTGGCACAGCCCAACGCTGGTTACGTTGAACCCGTCGTCAAGCATTCCCACGACTTCATCATCCCCCGATACAGTGAACCCGCTGAACTTGGCTTTGCCGCTCTCGCTGTCTTCCACTTCGGCGAAGTCGGCCACGCCGTAACCCTGCGGACCGGTATCGTCACGAACCCAACCGTTCATCACGCTGCTTGCCGGTCGTTCAACCCGTGTCGGCACGCACGGGAGCGATCCGAGCGCCTTGCGAAGCATCAAGATGAAATCGCCCGCTTTGGTGTCGCTGGACGCACCCACAACGACGCGCCAGGGCGTCACCGAACAATCGAGCCAGCCGTAGGTGGTGGTCGTCTTGGGGAACGCACGGGGTAGCAGAGAGAACGTGACGCCCTCTTTGATCTCGCCCCGTTCCTTCCGACCGACCTTGCGCCCTTCGCGTTGCTCGCGCTCGGTGACCTGTTCGCTAGTGAGGCGGTTCACCAGTGCGGACGGTGCTTGTTTCACGTCCTCACGCACCCGGAACAGAATGCAGCGGTCGGCAAACGGCAACACGAACGGGCCACCCTCAACAACCGGCTCGAAGCCCATCGCGCTAACCGACTGCGAACCGGGCGGCGTGAACTGGAGAAGCTGCGCGGCCTGTTCGATTTGTGCCGGTGTCATCGGCGGAAGTTCGCCTGCGCCGTGGTAAAAGTGAGCGTTTTTAAATAACTGCATCGGTTCATCCTCTCTTGCGTTTGTGTTTGAAAATACGAGTGACCGCCAGGGAAATGGCGCGAAGTGAATCGACACCCATGACCCCGACCGTCACGCCGACGATGTAAAGCCAATCTAGCGATTGGTAATGGGTGACGAGCTTAATGGCCGCCCACTGCCCAAAACAAAGCAGTGCGGCAATCCAAATGATGTCTATCAGTAGTCTTAACATGTTCATCGTTTCAATACCCTTTCCCACCAGGCTTTGCCCGGTTCTCGCGCTTGTGGTCGGCCCGCTTTGCGTTGTACGCCAGCTTCTCGTCGATAGCGCCCTGCAGATCGTAGCCCTCGATGCGTGCAACCTGCAGCACGGTGGTCATGGCCTGGCGGTAGTAATAGTTGATAACGCGACCCGTGGTCGTGTCACAATCTGTTATAGCGAGGGCAATGTCACTGACCGCAGCGACGATGGCCAAATGGCGGGCCGCTAAATTCGAGCACTTGCCGAGGATGCGGTGCTCTCGCACCTCCTCTGTCTGCTTATACTCCCAGCCGTAATGGCCGGCCAGGTCCACCAGGCGGATGAACGTGTCGGCTAGCTCGACCTCTGCCATTTTGCGGTGCGGCAGATGGTCGTCCATTAAGTCTTTCCGGTCGCCTTCGGTGGCTTCGGCCACTTCGGTCACGACCAGCATTAGCGTCTGGAGTGGGCAGCGGTTCGGGTCGTCCCACCAGCCCACACGGCAGTTCTGGGCATACACTTCCGCCGCGAGGGCGTTAATATCGTTCGGTGTAAACATGATTTCAGTCCTTTCGTTTCAGTGGGTTGACCAGTTTCTCGGCCTCGCGAACGTAATAATCGTAATTCACGTTCGACCAGTCGAATTTACTCATATCATTACACTCGGTAACGCGCCAGCCGGTGCAAATGCCCGTCTCCCGCGTGACGTGTTTGGATTGGTTTTTGGTGTGTATGCGCTCGTCCCAGGGCGTGCCGGCCACATCAACCAGCGCCTCGGGCGGTTGGGTCATGCTGCGCAGCTCGGCCAATACCCGGTTGTAATCCCGGTCGTTCAAGCCGCTGCGGCGTTTCCAGGTGCCTTCGGGCTCGGTCGGTGGGGCAATCTTGAGCAGTTGCCCGCCGATGCGCGACACGAAAACCCGGCTCGTTTTCTGCAGGTCGATTTCCACGTCTGGCAACTCGGGCCAGCGCATGACAAGCCGGTTCGACCGGGGCACCTTAGCGCGGACCATGAAGTCGTTCGGGTTGTCGTGGTTTTCGATAAACTCCCGCACGTCAACACCCCGGACAAGTGCGGCCTCGGCTGCTTTTGGTACGACCAGCGACGACCAGTCCTTGTGCCATTGCACCTCCCGGGTGCCCGGGTCTTCATCAATCGTTAGGTGCGCATAGGCGCCGATGCGTTTCAGCGTGCCGTCTTCATACTCGGCGATGTAGCTGTTCACGTCGCGAATGAACATGCGGGAATATAACGCTTCTTCCAGTTCCAGGCAGGTTAACCGCTCCCACCAGCGGCAGATCTCGCGGGTGTGATCGAGGTATTCACGCGGGCAAAGGTACGTCACCCCGTCCGTATTGCACTGGATCATTTTCAGACCGGGAACCTTGATCAACTGCTCGGCCAACATGCACAGCATCAACTGACCATTCACCGTGATCTTCATCGTGTAAAGCGGGTCGAGGAACACGCTGTACTCGTTGTTGGACCCACCAAACGACCCGTTCAGAGCCAGTTTAAAAGCACCGTTTTCGGGCAACTTCTTCGGGTAGCTTTTCCGGGTCTGGTACACGCCGTGGTAAGCGGGGCAGAACTCAGGCCCGAGGTGGGCCGGGTAGATCTGGTTGACGATGGCCAGGTTCGGGTAGTAGCTGGCCACATCCACGTCAACAAGCTGGAGCCGGTCGTCACTTTCGATCACCTGCGATTCGACCGAGGCGTGAAGGCCACCCGTTCCGAACTTGTATTTCAGCCCGTCGACCACACAGTTTAGCGATTCGTCTTTGACCGTGTAAAACTCCAACCCGGACAGGTCGAACCCGTCAGGCAGCTTGGACAGCTTTTTGCGTTCGTATTCTTGTGACTTGGTGCCGCGAACGGTCAGCGTGTCCGGGTGCATGAAGGCGGCCAGGCGCGGCGAAACCTGGGTGTCGGTAAACACGCCTTTGGTTTGTTTCAGTACCTTGCTGGCCAGTTCGTCGCGCATCGCTTGGAACTCGGGCCGCTCGAACCGGACATAGGGGAAAATCGCCTCGGCCAGGTCGATGCGGGCGCGTGGAGTTTGTTTCTTGATCTTGCGGCCCCCACCGGGCGGGCGGACGTAGCAGCTAATGCCGGATTTCTCCAGCTCGGCGACGAGGATCTTCTCGCCCATTTTCACGTCGCTGTCGTTCATCACGTTGATGCCGAGCGAAGCGGTCAGTTTCTCGCGTAGCTGGATAGCCGTTTGTGAGCGGGCGTAAAAGCGTGTCGTGGCCTCAACGTCGTGTTCGTTGTAGGCGTGCAGGATTTCAATGTTCTGGTCGCTTTCCAGCGGTGTACCGGGCGGAAACGGTAGGTCGCCGATGTTATCCATCCCCATGTTGAACTCTAGCACCTTGAGCGACGTAGACTTGGCCCGGTTATCAAAGTGCCAGATCTTGTACAGGTCGATTTGCTCGACAATCTGGTCGCTCGGCCAGATCAGGTGCCCGAACCGGTCGTTACTGGTGATGATGGATTGGGCTTTTTCGTAAATCGCCTCGACCGGCATGGTCGGGGCTTGTGCCACGAAGTGAACCACCGGGTAATCGAACCCCAGGCTGTTATATCCCACCATCCGCCCCCGCTCGGCGGCAAGCGTGTGCATGAACTGCACGAACTGCGGACCTTGGTGCACCCGACGGCTGACCTCGAAACGACCCTTACGACCCGTTGCGGGGTGCGTGACCGCACAGGTAAACACGTCCGGGTAGGTTTCTATATCGAACACATAATCGCGGGGGTTCACCTCGGCAGGGCCGGCCAAGTATGACGGCGCACCGCAGAACGGGCAGACCTGCTTGTCGCCCGGGTAAGGCCGCTCGCACAGTATATCCGGGCATTTCAGCAGGTACGGCCAGGGCATTACTCGTCACCCTGGTCGGTGAAGCGGGCACCGGCGCTCCACATACTCACCGCGCTGGAGCGGGCAACGTGCTTGCTCATTGCCGGATTGCCCTTAAACATCACTTCAACAGCCCGGTCGATGAACTGGTCACGGTCGGTTACGCGGGCGAAACCAGTGATTTCGTTGGCTCGGAATACTGTCATGCCGCCACCGTGACCAGATATATCAACAAGCCAAATTTGGTCACCGTAAACACCCGCCAGCGTGCCGGTACGCCCCGCGTGTACATCGGTTTCCACCCTCACCCGCTGACCAATATCAGCCGACACACCGCACGCTTGAAAACTCATTGTACGGGCTTTTCCAATGCTGTTCAGGTCGCGGATGTTTCGGGCGTCGCGCCAGTGATACCGATAGATCGAATCCGATCCACCAACCTCAGCGAGAACCCAGCCGGTCGGCTTATTCGCGGGGGCGGGCTGTGCCATCCACTCCCAACCACTCGGAACATGGTGTGGCGCACCACCCTGGCCAACGGGCCAATCGTCCAGCATCTCAACACACCACGCGAGTGCCTCGTTACGGGTCATCGCTGGGCGTGTGGTCGGCTCGGGTGGGTGGTTTCGCCGGTTCATAACGTCACCCTGGGTGATCGGTCCGAACTTGTGCGACGGGTCGTAGAGCGCCCAGGTCCACGCTCGCGGCGCATCGCTGGGTAAGGGTGGCTCTTTACCCCAGGCCCAACCAGCCGGAGCATTACCGGGTGGGCTAGAGTGCTGGGTGGGCCAACCGTCAAGCCGGTCAACACACCACGCGAGTGCTTCGTTACGGGTCATCGGTGACCCCATCGTTGCAGTTGCCATGTGAATACCTCAAGTGAGCAAGCCCCGGCGAACCGGGGCGGTTGTTGTTATGCGCGGGGCAGCGCGTTGATCTGATCGTCGGACCACTTGGACGCCCGCAACTGCTCGCGGGTGTAAATCTGTCCGTTCAGATTGAACTGCTCGGGTGCTGCAGGCGCCTGCGGTGCCGGAGCAGCCGGGGCGGGTGCAGCGGGCGGGGCACCTGCGTCGCCCGGGCCGTTCAGGAAGTCCGTGGCGGGCTGTACCGGGGCAGCCGGAGCGGCAGGCGCCTGCGGTGCTGCTGGCTGTTGGGCCGGTGCACCGGGGACAGGCATCGCACCGGACGGGGCCGCACCGGCCGCACCACCGAACGCGGCGCCGGGGTCCGGGGCGTCGCCGAGGATCGGTTCACCCTGGAAATCATGGCTGAACATGGTCGGGTTGATGTACAAGCCGGGGGACTGGCTCGGGCCGTTACCCTTCACACTCACAGCCAAACGACCGTAATCGCCGCGCTTAATCACGCTGGTGTCGATGATCTGGTCGGTCATCGGGTCATATTTACCGTTCGGGTAGCAGCGAACCTGCAGTTCAGTCGTGGCCTTAACAATCCAATGGCCCGGGAAACCTTCACGATCGCAGTTGCGTTTGCCGTTACGGTTGGGGATCTGGCTATCACCGTCTTCCACCTTGAAATGAAAATCGTTGCGCTGCCATTCACCGTTGGGCCAGTCCTGCTGGGCACGCTGGTGGATCTGCTGACCCCATGCGGTCTGGTTCCACTGCTGTTCGCCTGTTTTCTCAATGGCGACGGCCACGAAAATACGGCTGCGCGGCTGACCCATCTGGTCCAGCTTCACCTGACCAGTGTTATCGTCGGTGACCGGCTGGCGTTCCATCGGGTGACCCTGAACGATGCGACCCGGGGGTAGGGTCAGGTCGAGAAATTTCGATTCACTCATTGCTAAATGCCTCTTTTGCTTGTTGCCCGTCATCGGGTACGAGTTTAAAACCTGTTTGACCTTGCGTAGAGTATTGCTTAATTAACGCCGGGTCAATACCTAAATTACGCGCCTGGTTCGGCGTGATTGCCTGGGGTGGCTTGGCCAGATCCTTGCCAAGCATCTGACCCAACATGATCACCTCGGTATCAGGTCGCGCCCACGTCTGGCGACCATACGTCGGTTCAGTGGTCCAGCCCGGTACGACCTCACCGCGTTTGATGGCCGCGACCATTTGTGTGGTGAAACCCTCCCGCAGCGACTTGATGTGTTCATACGCCCGGTCGAGATACGACTTATATGCACCCATAGCCGCCGGTAACGGTTGCATCGGTAACGACACACTGGTGGCCTCGAACATGGACACGCCCGCACGAATCGCCGGTTCGCAAGCGTGACGGCCAGGGCAGTGCTTACAGTGACTGCCGGTCCGTGCGGTGGCACCTGGTCCGGTCGCTTCGCCTGCGTTGTTTGCCATCTGGTTGATGTAGCTGCGCAGATCCGACGCCAGCACGACCCACTCACGGATCGGGCCCTTGCGGTGCGGCGCTCGGGGTTGGACGACACGCAGCACGACGTGGGTGTACTGGTCGGCGTGACCGTTGATATCGTGCAGGCCCAACAAACCGGCGACGTAATCCATCATCTGCCAGTTCTCGAACGCCTCGACCACATCGAACCCGAACTTGTAGTCCCAAACGTACAGAAACCCATGCTGCTTGGCCCACAACGAGCAATCAGGTGTGCCGCCGTTCTGGTCAATGTGGACCCTGGGGATGTCAACGTACTGCTCAACCCGCAAACCCTCACCACCAAACACACCATGGTCGCGCATCACGTTGATCACGTTGTCGGCGTAGAGTTTCGCACCGACGTACATTTCGTGGGTGAACGGCACACCGTTAGACGCGACGCGCCCCTCGAACGCTTTCCAGTCGGGGAATTGCGCCCGCGTCCCGGCGTCGATCAGCTCGGCGCCGATTTCGTGGGACGCCTCGCCCTCCTCGGCCTCGGGTGATGACGTGTCCGGGAACGCCGCGGCGACCTGCGGGTACATGGTACACCCGCCCGGCTTGCCCCAAATGTGCGCCGCTGACGGCGCGAGGAACTTGTGACCCATGATCAACTCCCGAACAGTGTCGCGGCAACTTGCGGGATCAGATCGGGGCGGGTGGCCAGTACGGCGGTGGAGTCGATGCCGTGCGCCTTACACGCCTCGGTCGCTTGGCTGTGGTCCATGCCACGCTGCATGAACTCGGCCATGAATTCCTGCCAGCCCCACCCGGTGAAGTCAGTTGTGGTTGGTGCCGGAGCGACTGGGGCAGGCGGGGCGGGTGCAGCCGGCTGTTCGGTCGTCGGTGCTGGAGCGGGTGCAGCCGGTGCCTCGGGCTGACCAGTGGCGGCGGGTGGTTGAGGCGCTGCGGGTTGCTCGGCCGGAATGGCCATGACCTGACGCAGCTCGGCTTCAACCCGCGCAATTTCCTCGTCGCTGACGCCGCGTTTTTTCTTCCACTGGTCGGTTTTCGCCAGTTTCTTACGGCTACCCGCGTGGATGCGCTCGTCCCAGGGCAAGCCGTCCGCGTCCACATCAACGCCGGCCGGGGCAGGTGTTTCGGCGGTAGGTTCCGGTGCGGGTGGCGCCGGGGGCTCAGGTGCGTCGGTGCCGGTTGGCGCAGGGGCTGGCCGGTCCCCGGTGAGAACCGACAGGTCGGTGCCCACCTGCGACCACGTCTCGGTGACAAACACGTCGGTGGGGTTGGGCTCGCCGCCGGTGGTTTCCGGTTCCGGTGTGGGTGGGGTCGGTACGACCGGCTCGGGTGTTTCGGCCTTGACAGGGTCGGGAGTGACCATCAGCGCCTCAGAATCAAGCCCCTCGGCAAGGGTGTTTAAGTAATGTGCCGCACAACGCAGATCACCTGCAATGCGGGGAATTGTGAGCGAAATAGAGTCGTTCATGGGTAAACCTCGTTCTCATTCAGTTGTTGACGAGGGGTCACATTATGATATGGTAACCGCCAAGTCAACAGGGGAAACGAATAATGCGAAGACCGCCACCACCACCCCCAGTCCTGTCCGGGGTTGCCGCTGCAGTAAAGCGGGCCGGCGTCAAGTTGCGCTGGTATCAGCGCCAAATTAAGCAAGACATTTACAACGCTTGGGGTGGTAAGCGCAGCAACGTGCTTGCCGTGCTACCTACCGGTGCGGGTAAAACTGTCGTCTTCTCCGACATACTCGCCGAACACAACGGGGCGAGCTGTGCGATTGCCCACCGGCAGGAGCTTGTCAGTCAGATTTCCGTAGCACTAGCCCGTAACGGGGTGAAACACCGTATCATCGGGCCGAAAAACGTCATCCGCCAAGTGGTCAACCTGCACATGATGGAAGTCGGCGCGTCGTTCTATGACCCGGCCGCCCCTGTGGGTGTGGCCGGTGTTGACACGTTGATTCGCCGCGGTCGGGAGCTGTCCGCCTGGTTGAACCGGGTCACGCTGTGGGTGCAGGACGAAGCGCACCATGTGCTTGAGTCGAACAAGTGGGGGCAAGCGGCTGAAATGTTCCCCCACGCTAAGGGCCTGGGCGTGACCGCCACACCGTGCAGGGCCGACCGTAAAGGCCTTGGCCGCCATGCTGACGGGCTGTTTGATGTGCTGGTTGAAGGCCCGAACATGCGCGACCTGATCGACGAGGGGTTTTTGACCGACTACCGTGTGTTGGCACCTGATCCGGCGTTCGTGATGAACGACGAAACCGATGTAGGTTCGACCGGGGATTACAAGCGCGACGCGGTGGTGAAGAAGTTCCGCGCCAGCAAAAACAAGGTTATCGGCGACGTGGTGTCGCACTACCTGAAACACGCGGTTGGGAAACTCGGCATTACATTCGTGCCGGACGTGGAGGACGCCACCGACACCGCAGCAGCGTTTAACGCGGTGGGTGTGCCTGCCGAGGTGGTGAGCGCCAAAACACCCGACACCGAGCGGGCCGAGATCCTGCGCCGGTTCAAGCGGCGCGAGTTGCTACAGTTGGTGAACGTGGATCTGTTCGGCGAGGGGTTCGACCTGCCGGCCATCGAGGTGGTTAGTATGGCCAGACCCACCGCATCGTTCAGCCTGTTCGTTCAGCAGTTCGGGCGGGCGCTGCGCTTGATGGTCGACCCGGCGTTAATGAGCCAGTGGGATGATTTCACGCCGGAACAGCGCCGCGCTCACATCGCTGCCAGCGACAAGCCCCGCGCCTTGATTCTGGATCACGTCGGCAACGTCCAGCGCCACAAGCTGCCCGACCGTCGCATGACCTGGACGCTGGACCGGGGCGACAAGCGCCAACGGGCAGCGAACGACGACGCCATCCCGGTGAAGGCCTGCCCGGAATGTACGTTCGTCTATGAAGCGGTCAAGCCGTGCTGCCCGGAGTGCGGTTACAAGCCGCTACCGATGGCACGCAGCCGGCCGGAGTTTGTCGACGGTGACCTGATCGAGTTGACCCCCGAGGCACTGGCCGCACTGCGCGAGGAAGTCGACCAGATGGACAAACCAGCGCACCAGATCGTGGCCGAGAAACACATTCCGCTCGCCGGTCAACGCCGGTTCGCCCGGATACACGCCGAGGATCAGGAGGCGCAGCGGGTGTTGCGCGAGTCAATCGCTTGGTGGGGTGGTTACCAGCGGGCCATGGGTCGGGGTGACTCGGAGAGCTACAAGCGGTTTTATTTCATGTTTGGCGTGGACGTTATGACCGCACAGACACTCAAGCGGGCCGAGGCCGAGGCGCTGACCGCCCGCATCAATGACCATTTGGGAGACGTTCGGGATGCCGGATAAACCGAAGGGTGTGCGTTGCCCACACTGCAACGGGATACACCACCGTTACCGGGGTGACGAGCCCATCGAGGGCGGCACGTTGCGCCACTACCAGTGTGAGGCGTGCCAGGGTCGATTCACGACGACCGAGGTGGTGATTGATACCGAGCGAGGGGTGGGGCCGTGAGCGAGACAGTAAGGGTTCTGATAGGTTGCGAGTCGTCCGGCACCATTCGCGACGCATTCCGGGCGCTGGGGCATGATGCTATGTCGTGCGACCTGCTACCCACTGAAAAGCCGGGGTCGCACTATCAGGGTGACGTGCGCGACCTGTTAGAGCCGGGACGTTTCGACTTGTTTATTTGCCACCCTGATTGCACCTATCTGACCAACTCGGCCGCGTGGGCGTATGGCGACGGGCCGTACCACCAGCAAGTGAAGCCGGGGACGCTGGTTGGTGCTGCTCGTCGGGCAGAGAGAGAAAGATCGCTGTCGTTTGTGCGTGAAATGATGGCTGCGCCAGTACCCTGCTGGGCGATTGAAAACCCTGTTGGGGTGATCAGTACACGCATAAAACCAGCGACTCAATACATCCAACCGCACGAATACGGTGAAGACGCCAGCAAGAAAACCGGGTTGTGGTTGCAGGGGTTGCCACCGCTACGCCCGACCCGTCACGTTTCGCCTCGCTGGGTATGTTGCGGGCAAACGCTACCCGACACCGTCGGGAAATATGGCTGCCCGAACTGCGAAGGTGACAATCAACCGCGACCGCGCTGGGCGAACCAGACGAACAGCGGGCAAAACCGCTTGAGCCCCGGTGCTGACCGGTGGCGGGAACGTTCCCGCACATACCAGGGTTGGGCTGACGCGATGGCCGAGCAGTGGGGCTCATACGTCAAAGCAGCGAAACAGATGGGATTCTTATGAACCTAAACGAGTGGGCAATCCGGTGGGGTATCCCGGCTGAGGCGCTGGAGGATCTGCGCCGGCAGATGGGTGCTGTGAACACCGACGCGCCCGTGTCGGACGCACTGAGCGAGACGGGCGTGCAATCGCGGGTCCGGTTGGAGGCGTCACGCAGGGGGATGCGACTGTGGCGGAACAACGTCGGGGCGTGCTACACCGACGAAGGGCAGTTCATCCGCTACGGCCTGGCCAACGACTCCCACCAGATGAACAAGCGGATCAAGTCGTCCGACCTGGTGGGCCTGCGCCCCGTCCTGATCGAACCGCACCACGTCGGTCAGGTGATCGGCCAGTTCGTCGCCAGGGAGTGCAAGCCCGAGGGGTGGCGCTACACCGGCACCGAACACGAACAGGCACAATTGAAATTTCTGGAACTGGTGTTGTCCCTTGGGGGCGATGCTGCGTTCGCTAACCGAGAGGGTACGTTATGAAGTTATTTATCACACCATTCACCGTCGAGCCGCTGCGCTGTACCGCGGCGTCAACCGACGCAGGAGTCGACACGCTCGAACAGGTCGCGGCGATGTTCGGCAAACCGGTGCAGTCGAGGGGTAATCATCGGGTGTTTGGCGATGGTAACGACCGGGTCATTGTGGGGCCGATGCCATTTTGCGTTGACCCGTCGGGAACTAGTATATAATATCCTAGCGATAACTTACCATTTAGGTGGATCATGGATTCAACAACACTAATGCACATCGCCCGGAAACAGGCGGAAAAACACGGGCTTATGTCCCTGACGGTGCCGGGATTGTGTGACGCGGCCAACATCCCGGTGGGTAGCTTTCACCATGTGGCGAAGATGAAATTCGCCGACCTGATCGAAGCGTTACGGGGTACGGTGCCGGATCACGTCGAGGGTGTGGCGTACGAGCGCCGAGTCAGCGGCCCGCTTCGCCGGTCACAGATGGTTGCCGCCGCCCTGTCCCTGGCCCGTGAACACGGTTACGACCGTGTGACCAGCCCCATGGTGGCGGATGCGGTCGGGCTCAGTAAGGCCTCGGTAATGCACCGGTTTGGCACCATGGACGAGATGCGCCGCGCTGTGATGCGTGAGGCGGTGAAAACCGGTGATGCCTTGGTTGTGGCTCAGGGGTTGGCGGCTCGGGACGATATAGCGGTAAACGCGCCGGAGAACGTAAGGGCAGCAGCACTCGAACACCTCGCACACTTATAACGATACCGGGGCCACGCCATGCAGTCATTACCCGAGGCGCTGTTACCACTCGCAGCGCACAGGCAGTTTATCCTCTATAAACTGACGCCCAGCACCAAAAAGCCCGGGAAAATGGATAAATACCCGGTTGATCACCGCACCTTGCAGGTTTACGCGAAGGGTTCGGACTGGCAGAACGACCCGGACGCTTGGACGACGTTCGAGCACGCATCGGCTTGCGCCACGATGGCCGGCACGAACCACGCTGTGGGCTTTTTCCTGCGCGATGACGACCCGTTTTTTTTCGTGGATCTGGACGAGTGCCTGAATCCGGAGGGGTCGGGCTGGTCCGCCGTCGCCATGGACTTGATGGGAATGCTGAACGGCGCGGCTGTTGAGATCTCGCAGTCCGGGCGGGGCCTTCACATCATCGGCACCGGGACCAGCCCTGAACATGCGTGCAAAAACACTTCGCTCGGTCTGGAAATGTACACCGGCAAGCGTTTCATCGCCCTGACCGGCACGAACACCATTGGCAGCGCAGCCGTAAACCTCACAACCGCATTGCCCGCCGTGGTGAACAAGTATTTCACCGCCAGCAACCGCAAACCCCTGCAGGAATGGACCAGCGCCCCAGTACCGGACTACACCGGCCCGATCGACGACGCGCAATTGATCGAACGGGCGATGAACAGTCGCAGCGCCTCGGCGGCGTTTGGCGGTAAGGCGTCATTTGCCGACCTGTGGCAGTGCAACACCGAGGCGCTGGCGGACGCGTACCCGGATGACGTGTTGGGCACCGGCTCCAGGGCGTTCGATGCCAGCAGCGCCGACGCAGCCCTTGCGCAGCATCTGGCTTTCTGGACCGGCAAGGATTGCGCCCGGATTCTGCGCTTGATGTGGCAGTCACGGCTTGTGCGGGACAAATGGAATCGTGACGACTACCTCGAACGCACCATCCTGAATGCCTGCGCGAACCAGTCCGACACGCTGACCGGGACGAACGATGGTGGCCCGAAGCTGTCAGGCAGCCTCAAGCAACAGGAGTACGCAAAACAGATCCGGGCGGGCGTGCTGGCTCAGGCCAACGGTGAGCAGGTAGCGCTACTGACAGCGACCCACGGCCCCGCAGTCAACGCGAAATTCTGGATCGACCACAAGGCCGAGACGCCCGCACAGCTTGCCGAGCGGTGCCGCCCGGTTGATCTTGGTACAACCGCAGCGCCGCCAGCGCCAGCGCCCGGGTCGGCGGCTGATGTGCCCCAGGGCGCCGAGATCCGTGTCGGCTATCAGTACCTTGCGGCGGAACAGCAGATTGAGTATTTCCGGGGTTGTGTCTACGTCCAGTCCGCCCACGCTGCGCTTACGCCGGACGGCGAACTACTCAAGCCGGAACGGTTCAACGCGGTTTACGGTGGGTATTCGTTCCAGCTTGAGGCGGATGGTTCGGGCAAGACGACCCGCAAGGCCTGGGACGCGTTCACCGAGTCACAAGCCGTGACGTTCCCGAAGGTGGCTAGCACCTGCTTTCGCCCCGATCTGGCGCCGGGTCAGATCATCGTGGAAGACGGCCGGCGCATGGCGAACGCTTACGTTCCCATCGACACGCCCCGAAAGCAGGGTGACCCGGCGCCGTTTCTGTGCCATCTGGAAAAGCTGCTGCCCGACCCGGGCGACCGGGCCATTCTACTTGCCTACATGGCGGCCTGTGTGCAGCACAAAGGGGTGAAATTCCAGTGGGCGCCGTTGATTCAGGGCGCTGAGGGCAACGGCAAAACCCTGTTCACCCGTTGCGTGGCGTTCGCCATCGGGGAGCGTTACACGCACCTGCCGCCCGCTGAGCACCTGACCGAGAAATACAACGAATGGCTGTTCGACAGGTTGTTTATCGGGGTTGAGGATGTGTATGTGCCGGAGCACAAACGCGAGGTCATCGAGACGCTGAAACCCATGATCACCAACACCCGGTTGGCCATGCGGGCCATGCAGCAATCCCAGGTGATGCGGGATGTGTGCGCGAATTTCATCTTGAACACGAATCATAAGGACGGGATCAGGAAGACGACCAGCGACCGTCGGTTTTGTGTGTTCTATACCGCTCAACAGTCGATTGCCGACATCGAGCGAGACGGCCTCGGGGGTGATTATTTCCCCGATCTGTACGACTGGCTGAAGGGTACGGGTCGGTACGCCCGTGAGGGTGCCGGCCACGGTTACGCCATCGTGTCGGATTACCTGATGGCCTACAGCATCCCAGACGAACTCAACCCGGCCCGGTCGTGCCATCGGGCACCGACCACAACATCCACCACGGCGGCCATCGCAGCAGGCCTGGGCGGTGTCGAGCAAGAGATCTGCGAGGCCATCGAGGAAGGTCGCCCTGGGTTTGCCGGTGGGTGGGTGTCGTCCGTGGCCCTGGATCGCCTGCTAACCGTAGGGCGCACCAACCGGGCCATACCGATCAACAAGCGGCGCGAGCTGCTGCAGGCGCTCGGGTACGACTGGCACCCGGCGTTGAACGAGGGTCGGGTCAATAACGCGATACCAATGGACGACAACAAGAAACCCCGTCTGTTCATCCGGTCCGGCCACATCCACGCGAACCTGACAACCACCGCCGAGGTGGTGAAGGCTTACATCGAGGCACAATCCGCGGCGACCGTTCCGCCCGGTTCGGCGGCTGAGGCGTTCCGATGAACGGTGGTTATTAGTTGTTGACCTTGGGGTTAGTTGACCCTAATATGAACACATCAACAACGCAGACAGGACGAACCGACCATGAAGACTTTCACCGCTGAAAACATCCTGAAAAACGAAACTGTAGCTGCAACCATCCTGATCGACGCACTCAAGTTGATCGCCGAAACCAACGGCACCACGGTTCATAAAGCCGCTGAGGCGTACAAACTGGGCGTCAAAGTTGTCGTATCCGATGTTGAGCGACTGGCCCTTGCCGGCGCCCAAGAACTGGCTGACCGACTGAACAAGGTGGCCGCGTGAGCGGCCCGATAGTCTGGGCAGTGAACGCGAAAATGGAGCGAGTTGTATTCTGTATGAATTGTCGGGAAGTCTTTCAGCGAAAGATTAAAACAGCAATAAAGGCAAGAGAAGTCAAGGAAAAGGCAGAAAACGAACACCAATGTGGAGAACAAGACCGATGACCGAATCAATTGATCAAGCCGCTCACAACGTTCAGCGCAAGCCGGAGGAGCGGGGCGGGACGATTCAGATCGACGGTTCGTTTCCGAACGGTGCCGAAGCGCAAGCCATTGTGATGGGGATGCGACCATGAACAACATCAAGCGAGTGGTTGGGCCACTGACCGGACACAGTTTCTACCAGGCTCGGGTTCACCGTGGTGTAGTGTTCGCCCGCACCCGAGTCGAGATCGAGCGGAAAGTGGTGATGACGTACCGCTACCGCACCCGAGTGGGTGGTGTGGTCGTTGAGGGCGAAACGTGGGCCCAATTCCGGGCCAAGCTGAGTGAGGTGGTTAATCATGGTTGAAGATATTTTCATTGTGTTGGTGAGCGGCTTGGCCGTCATCGCCCTGCTGATCCACATGGAACGGCGTTACATCGAGTCCGGCACGGGTCGACCTGCCGGCGTGAGGCTGACACCGAGCGACAAGGCACTGATTGGGTGTTGCGTGGCGGGCATGGTCGGGCTTGTGTTGCTGTTGGTGCTACTGCCGGTACCTGCCAGGGCTGCGGTTTTAGCGGACTGCTTGATGGGGGAGTTCACCGACGAACCGGCCGATGTGCGCGGTTATCACACGGTGATATTGCGCGAGGACGGGCGGCGGGCGATGTATCGGCACCTACCCGAACAGCGCGCTTACCAGATATTTGCAGGCAACGGACCGCAAATGCAGCCGGATTATTTGTGCTTGGGGCCGCTGGGCACGGTTAACGATGAAGGGGACAACAATGAGTGATTCAGTGAGAGAGGCGTTTGAGGCGCACTCAATGAAAGAGTATGGCGCAGTTGGACAGCGAGACGATGGGCGATACATGAGCCCTGTTACTCAGCATGATTGGAAGGTTTGGCAAGCCGCTGTTCAGTGGGCCGCCCTTAGCGCCAATGATGGGGAGTTTGTAGCGAGCGACCTAAAAGCCGCGTTCATGGAAGGGCAACGGAGTGCCACGGGGCGCAAGGGCACCGAGTTTCGCTGGATTCATAGTGAGACCCGGCGCAAAGCAGAGAGCCACCCCGCCCCGCCATCTGTTGCGGTGCTGGGTGGGTGGACCATCGAACGAGGCCCTGAAAAGAACGGTTTTGGTACCTTTTGCGGCGATTATCTGCGGATTTCTCCTCCCGAAGGGGGGCCGCCCGGCGCACTTATCGACATGGATAAGCTTTGTGGTGATTTGAGTCACGGCACGCACCTACTGCGTGATCTGGCGGTGTCCCTGCTCACCGCCGCCCCATCCCCCGACCATATTGCCGACGCCGGGAAAATGATCCCAGCGCATGAGGGTGTACCGAAAATGGGTGTGCCGGTTGTCGGCTACAACCCTGCCTGGATTGACCCGGATTTCAATGATCGAGGCTACCGTGAGTGCTTCACCTACGGTGACGCTACGGTGCCGGGTGGCGAGTGGCACACAGCCAAGTGGGTAGACGGCGCAGACCAATACGAAACTACGGATGAAGCAGCCACCCATTGGTTCCACATGGTGCCAGCATCAAGCAAGGCATCAAGCGCCACCGCCCTAGCAACGGCTGAGGCGAGGATTGCGGAGCTGGAGAAGGCCCTGGAACCGTTTGCCATGACAGAGGCTCAAATTGATGCAATGCAAGACTGCCATGGCGTGGTCGAAGCGCCGCACCACGCGTCTGATCACCGCCGCGCCGCCGCCCTGCTCAAGGGGAAGGAGTGATGTCAAAAGAACGAACCGGGTGTGAGGCTCGGGTGGTGGGTGACGAGTGGCACTGTGGTCGGTGCGGCCTGCAGTGGGACATAAACGACGGCGATCCGCCCGAGTGCTTGGGGTTGCAGCTAAAACCTAACGCGGTGATGACACCGACGCACCCCAGGTATTTTAAAGGCGAGGCGGACCCACCGGACGACCCGCTGGCTGAGGCCCGGGCTATTCTTGCATCTGACTCTAAGGTCAGGTAAAACTAAAAGCCTCCCCGCAAGGGATTATTAACCAACCACCAACACAAGGGACGAAAAATGGCGAAATCATTGTTTTCGATTTGCCTGTTGATCGCTTCAGCACTGGCCTGGTCGAGCATGCCCGACGAAGGGCATCGCGAAGTCGGTTGCGTCGACGCGGTTGCTGTTATGGCAGACACCGGAGTGACTCACAGCGTGGATGATGTGACCAAGCTGGAGCAACCCCGAGAAGTCCGAAGTATCGCAACCGTCGCCCACGCGGAACACGTCGGGCAAGGTTATCGGGGTGCAGCAACCACCAGGGTGATCGGGCCCGGATCGAGTGGTGTTACCAGAACCGCCAGCAACCCGCCCGACATTTGACCCCGCTCAAGCCAAGCAGCGTCGATCGAAAACCCGCCCACCGAGGCGGGTTTTTTTATTGCCTACCGTTCGTCGGGTCGGTTTATTACTTGTTGACCTCGGGGTTAGTTGGTCCTAATATGAACACATCAACAACGCAGACAGGACGAACCGACCATGAAGACTTTCAAAAACATAATCGCAGAGAAATCCAGCACCGTTACCACCATTCAGTTTGCCCAGGGTGAAAAACCAACCGAGTTCGGTAAATGGGCTGAGGTGGACGAGATCGAATTGGATATGTCCGGTGCCGTGCATCTTCACCGCATTGGCGGAACAACCTACTTCGGCAGACTGTGAGGGGAGCTAAACCAATGAAACAATGCCAATGCGAAGGGTGCAAGCGGGCCAGAATGCCCGAGTCAGTGGGTTACCAGCCCTGCGCGGGCGGCCCGTACCGTGACAAACCCAACGGCCTAGCCGCCCTGATGGTGATTGTGGTCGTTGTGGGTCTGCTGGGGCTGTCACTGCTGATCAACCCGGTTCACGCGGGTGAGGTGCGGCTGCTAGGCGGTGGGTGGTCATACCACACGGACCGGTCGGAGTATTACAACGAGCAACACCACATGGTCGGGCTTGCCTGGCGGGGTTGGTCGGCGATAGCGTTCGAGAACAGCGAACCGGCTGACGGCGGCGAGTCGGGTCCAGGGTCCGAGGCGTATGGTATCGGCCACGAATGGATGTACCCGGTCGGCCGGTTCGTTGAGCTGGGCGGGTACGCCGGGGTCTGGACCGGTTACGAGGACTGGCCACATGGGCGACCCGTGGCGGCACTGCGGGGCCGGTTCACTCTGGATCGGTTCGGCGTGTCCGTCTCGACCGTTGGGGTGGTTACCACGCTGCATCTGGAGTGGGCGTTGTGAACTGCCCGCACTGTGGTCACCACCTGACCGACGTGGTGGATACGCGCACCACACCCGAAGGGGATCTGAGACGCCGCCGTCGGTGCCGGTCGTGCGGTGGGAAGTGGTCGACCGTGGAACTGGCGGTGGTAATCGACGGTGAAACCGATTTTCGTGGGGCTGCCTGGCGCATGGCGTTCGAGCAAGTCCTGATCCGACGCGCCCGCGTGGCGTTCCGGGCGCGGCTGCGTGATGCGGTCGAGCCGATTAAACAACTGTTGAATGAGGTGGAACTATGAAAACAGCCTATATTGTGTGGAACAAGGACAAAACCGAGGGGTTCGTCACGACCGACAAGGGCGTTGCGTATGAAGCGCGTAAGGGTGCGAAAACGAACTGTTTCGATGCTGAAGGTCGGGTTTCCACCCTTGCGATTCGCTTTTGTGATCTGTACAGCGACAGGGAAGATTGCACCATTCAGCCGATCGACCTGGGTGTCATCGAAGCGATTGAACAGCACCAAGCTGGCGAGGGGACCGTAATGTTCGATATTCCGGAATACCCTCAATTGGTGGGGCGTGGCAAGCGAGGTGATAAGCGATGATCAGATTCACACCGAGTTGCAAGTTTAACGTGAACGGGCAGTGTTCAAAGCTGCGCGTCAAATGCCTGGAGTCCCGGTTCATGGGCATCGGCGGGGTCGAGTTCGGGCATTGTACAATCCGCGAGACTGTGCCGTTCCCGCCGATGCCGAAGGGTGTAAAACGACCAGCACCGCAACGCATCAGCGCGTTAGCCCAGGGGTCGCCCGCAAAAAGCACCGACAACCAGTGTAAGAATTGCATGGTTCGTCACATGGTTGCGGTTGCTGACGGTCTGGAAAAGAGCGGTGATATGGCTGGTGCTTTTGTTCTCAGGAAAATGGCTGAGCCGTGCCTGGGCGAGTGCTGTGGGGCGAAACGATGACTCTCGGATCTCTCGGGCCGGACTGTGACGGGCGACCCATCTTCCCGGGTGATCGGGTTGGGCCGGCGCCGGGGTGTGAAGACGTACAGGATTGGGTGCCCGCCCCACCGTGGACGGCTGCCAGGTCATCGAGTCGGCCGGGGTACTTGGTCATTGAGGAACGCGCTACCGATGACGGGAAGCCGCTAGACGCCCCGAGCAGGAAACTGAGGCGGCCTCGAAGCGGGTACGAAGCGGCAGACGGGAGGCTTGAGAGTGTTCTAAGCAGCTTGCAGGGTGATTTTACCCAAGCAAAACCCCGAGCCGTTCCCGCTGTTCGGGGTGGTTAGCTTTCTCAATAAAAACAACCGGTTAGCGTGCTTGTACCCCTTCTATTCTAAAAACCCCGTACTCGGGTCACACTCTCACGCGGGGGTGTCGCTTCCTGTAGCGGCGCCGCTCCGCTATACTCCCTACAGCCCTTCCCCTTTATTATATACTATTTTTATATATATTAAGGGTAATAGTAGTAGTATATATAAGGAAATCAACAACATAGGAGCACCCCGAATGTCCGGGAAAGTTCGGGGTCTGTCATGGGCAGACCTCATAGCATACGATCCGATTGGTGGTTCACTCGTGTGGACGGTCCGGCGTGGTTTTACCAAGCCGGGACATGTGGCCGGCGCGACCGTGAACGGTTATTTCTATGTGACTTTGGACGGGAAGCGTTACCCGGGTGCGGCGATAGCGTGGGAGCTGATGACAGGCAGGAAGCCGAGGCACCGGATTCACTTCGCAAACGGTGACCGGTCTGATCTGCGATGGGCCAACATTTGTGCCCGTAAGGGCGGTCAGCTTGCAGACGTGGACATCGGCCTGACGACCACTCCGCACGGGACACTCGTGCAGTGGGTTGAGGACGGTAAACCTGTGAGTTCGCTTACCGTGAAAGATCCGCTTAAACTGGTCGAAATTCTCAGCCAGTGGGTGGCTACGAATGTTCAGCATCGACGACACACAACTCAAAGGCCTGGAGCAGGATCTGAAGAACTTCGCGGCTGATGCGATCCCGTACGCGGCGCGTAACACCGTGAACGGTCTGGCGTTCGCCTCGCGGCGGCGCAGCCAAGAGACGATCCGGGACAAGATGGTGACCCGTAACCGCTGGACCGTGGGTAGCGTGCGTGTAGATCAGACCCGTTCCCTGGACGTGTCGCGCATGGGGGCTGTGGTGGGCTCTACTGAGGATTACATGGCCGACCAGGAGTTTGGCGCCACCAAAACCAAAAAGGGCTCAGAAGGCGTGGCAATCCCCACGTCGTACAGTGCGGGGCAAGCGGAGAGCATGAGACCACGCACGCGGCTGCCCCGTAAGCCCAACAAGATGCAGAACATCACGCTTAGAAACCGTCGTAACGGCGCCAAGTCGCGTCGGCAACACAACATGCTCGCAGTCCAGGCGGCGGCCAACAGCGGGAACAAGTACGCGTTCCTCGACCTGGGTCGGCGTAAGGGGATCTTCCGCGTAACAGGCGGCAAGCGAAACCCCCGGGTCAAAATGGTGTGGGATCTGTCCCGACAGTCCGTTCGGATCAAGCCGAACCCATGGCTTCGCCCCAGCGTTGAGGACGCTTACCGGAAGGATGCCGGCGACCTGTGGCGGTCGTCTCTGGAGTTCCAAGCGAAGCGGCGCCGCCTGTTCGGGTACGGGTGAGGCGGCTTGCGCGAAGCGGTGCGGCTTGTAAGTGCTTGAAAATAAAAAGGTACTGTGGGGAGGGCACCGGGGCCCGCCGTTTTGATTCGACCAGCGCGACCCTCGCGCAAAAAGCGATTCGTTGCGCGTCTTTGCATCCGAACCGGTTCGGGCTACACTGGCCGCTATGACGACTAAAACCCTTTCCCGCGCCGCTTTCGCCCGCCTCGCCGGGGTGAACCCTTCCACCGTGACCCGAGCGGTCCGGCCTGGTCACCCGCTTGAACAGTCGGTGCAGGGCAAGCGCATCGACGTGGGCCACCCGTCTACGCTGGCCTGGCTGCGTGAACGCGGTGTGACCGAGGACGACGTGGTTACCGCGCTGGTGTCCGGTTCAACGGGGAAGGCTGCCAGTCGTACCCAGGCGAAGAAACCGAAGGGGTGGGCCGCTGTGAACGCGGCGAAGAAATCGGGCGGTGATGACACTGTTGTGCAGGTGCCCGACGACATTGCCGAGTTTCTTGATTGGCCGCTGGTGGAGCTGGTGAACAAGTTCGGCACCGATTCGCGGTTTCTGGATTGGCTCAAGGCCACGAAGGAAATCGAGAACGTGAACGAAAAGCGGCTGAAAAACGCGCTCACCAAGGGGCAGCTTGTCCACCGTGACCTAGTTCGTCGCGGCATCCTCGAACCCATCGACGCGGCACACCGCAAGCTACTGACCGATGGGTCCAAGACCATCGCCCGTCGCCTGGCGTCGATGCGTGACGCGGGCGCCGAGATCGAGGAGCTGGAGCGATTCGTGGCGGATCAGGTGTCGAGCTTCATCAAGCCGGTGAAGAACAAGACCGCGAAGGTGTTATCTCATGCGGATTGACCAGCTAGGTGCCGAGTGGATCGTTGAAGCGGTTGGCAACCTGACCGACGAGATCCACCACGTCCGCCCGTCCACGTTCAACGAGGAACACCGCTATCTTCCCGAGTCTGTCACGTCAATGCCCGGTTATCTGCGCTACAGCGTGAACCCCTTCATGCGTGAAATTGTGGATTGCTTCGATGTGGACTCGCCGGTTCGGGAAGTGAACTTGAAAAAGGGAGTTCAGATCACCTACTCGACCGGGCTTGAGTCCGGGGCGCTGTATTACATCGCGCACGTCAAAACCCTGCCGATGATGTACGTCACCGCCGACAAGGAACTGGCCAAGGCCCGAATCGAAAACAATTTCTTGCCGATGCTCCAACAGTCCGGCTTCGGCGACGTTATCAGATCCAGCGACGAGGGGAACACCCGCAAGACTGGCAAGACAGTGGATCACCTGCAGTTCGAGGGTGGTGGTTATCTGGTCCCGTTCGGCGCGATGAACCCGGGCAAGATGCGCTCGTTTTCCATCGCCGTGCTGATGATGGATGAACTGGACGGTTGGCCGCTGACCGTGGGGCGCGATGGTGACCCGGACGCACTGTTCACGGCGCGTTGCTCGGGTTACTGGGAGCGGCGAAAGATTTTTCGCGGGTCCACGCCGCTGTTGAAACACTCCAGCAAGATCGAGAAACAGTTTCGCCGCGGTGATCAGCGTCAGCACCTGGTCCGCTGCAAGGCGTGCGACTATCCCCAGGCGCTGCGCTGGAAAGCCCGCGACACCGAAACGGGGGTTGCCGGTGGTTTCGTGTGGGAGACTGAAGAGGGGATTTTGCTGCCCGAGTCGGTGCGCTACTGCTGCCAGAACTGTGGTGCGGAACATTTCGAGCACGACAAGGAACGGTTATTCAGCGAAGAACACGGGGCGCACTGGCACCCAACGGCCCGACCGGCCGAGCCGGGCATCCGGTCGTACCACCTGCCGGCCTTTTACTCACCCGTGGGGATGCAGCCGTGGTCTAAGTGTGTCGCCGAATATCTCGACGCATGGGACATGGACAACAACCGCGTCAGAGACGTGGGCAAGCTCCAGGTGTTTTACAACAACGTATTGGCCGAGCCGTTCGAGGTGATGGGCTCCCGCGTGACGTTCAGTCAGGTCAGCTCACACCGTCGAGGCGATTACAACCTGGGGCAGATCAGCAACGCGTTTGCCCGCGAGTACATGACCGGCCCGGTTCTGTTCCTGACCTGTCAAGTGGACGTCCACAAGTCGAACTTGGCCGTCACGGTCATGGGGTGGTCGAACGGGATGCGCTGCATGGCGGTGGATTACTGGCGGTTCGAGGACGAGGACTGCACCGAGATCACATCACCCGCGTGGCAGCGACTGCGCGAGGTGATCGAGGGGACGGTCTACACCGCCGACGACGGACAGCGCTATCGGGTGGCGATTACGTTTGTCGATGCCGGGTTTGCCAACGACACAGTTACGACGTTTTGCAGCGAGTACGGCGCGGGGGTCTACCCGATCCTGGGTCGCGAACGAACCGCGAAAAACCAAACAATCAGAGAGTTTGCCGAGTTCACCACCAAGGCCGGGACGGTTGGTTTCCGTATCCTGGTTGACCACTACAAAGACCGACTAGCCCCGGTGCTGCGCCGCGAGTGGCAGCCGGACACGGGCGAGCAGGGTCCGTACCACTTCAACGCCCCGGTGAATATGCCTGACAAGGCGCTGCGCGAGCTGGTGGCTGAGGTGCGCCGGGAGAAAACCGACGACCGCGGCAACGTGGTTCAGCAGTGGCACCGCCCCGGCAACAAGCCCAACGAGCTATGGGATCTGCTGGTTTACGGGAACGCGGCGGTCGAGGTCATGGCGTGGATGATCTGCATTCAGCATTTTGAGCTTGAGACAATCAGTTGGCCCGATTTCTGGCAGTTCGCCGCCCTCCCGGAGAACGACGAACTGTTCGGTCGGCTTGCCCCGGAACCTGTCAAGGGGTAATCTGTGGCAATCAGCAATCCCCTCGGGTGAGTTATGTCGTGTAGTCGCAGTGTATGGGAAACCCAACTCGAAAAAGCCAAGGCGGCGCTTGAAGCGTGGTCCGATGCCGAGTTGGCGCTCGCTGTTGACGGCGGTGTTCTGTCCTACACGCTGGACACCGGGCAGGGTCGGCAGACTGTCACCCGGCGTAACCTGGGTGAGATTCGAGCCACCATCAACAACCTGGCCAACACCGTGGCGACCCTTGAGGCTCGCTTGTACGGTTGCGGCACGGCACTGGGGCGCCCCCGATGGTAGACACCAAGCCGCGTTTTCGCGTTAATGCCGACGGCACGCTAACCCACACGGGCGGCCCCGCGCCAACCGTGAGCGTGGACAGCCTCGGCGCGTATAACCAAGGGTTTGCCCCGGCAATCAATACCGTTTTCGACGGTGACAAGTTCCCGGGCGGTTTCGGTCCGACTCAAATTCAATTCGTGGACTACTGGACCCTACGTGAGCGGTCCTCGCAGTTGTTCAACGACAACCTGTACGCGAAAGGCCTGATTCGTCGGTTGGTTACCAATGAAATCAACACCGGCCTAACACCCGAAGCATCCCCCGACGAGCGTGTCCTCGGCCTGCCGCTGGGCAGCCTGGCCGAGTGGACTGACCTGGTCGAAAGCCGTTACGCACTGTGGGCTGATGACGCCACCCTGTGCGACTTTCACCACCAGCAAACACTAGCCGAGTTGCAGCAAACGTCCCGGCTTGAGGCTCTGATCGAGGGTGATGAGCTGATCGTCATGCATCACTCGCAGCGCACCCAACTGCCCATGATTGAGTTGGTGCCGGGCCGTAACGTGATGACGCCCATCGGTGGCAGTGACAGGCCGAACAACGGCAACGTCATCGAGTACGGCGTAGAAATGGACGCGAACCGCCGTGTGGTCGCGCATTGGGTGCGCCAGGACGACGGCACTAGCAAGCGTGTACCGGCCTGGGGCTCTCGTTCCGGTCGCCGCGTGTCGTGGCTGGTGTACGGCACCGAGCGGCGGCATGGTGCCGTCCGGGGTGAGCCGCTACTGTCCACAGTGTTGCAGTCGTTGAAAGAAATCGACCGGTATCGGGATTCGGCACAGCGTAAAGCCGTTGTGAACTCCATCCTAGCGATGTTCATCGAGAAGAACAACGACAAGCCCGGCACCCTGCCCATGCAGGGCGGGGCGGTCCGTCGTGATACTGTCGGTGTTGCGGACAGCAACGTACCCGACCGGAAACTTGATATTCTGCAGTATCACCCGGGTATGGTGGTGCAGGAACTCCAGCAGGGTGAGCGGCCCGTTGCATTCCAGGGTGGGACCGATGTTGATTTCGGCGCGTTCGAGGAAGCCATCGTGCAATCCATCGCGTGGGCGAATCAGATCCCACCCGAGATTCTGCGCCTCGCATTCTCGAACAACTACAGCGCCAGCCAAGCGGCCATCAACGAGTTTAAAATCTACCTCAACATGGTTTGGGGTTTGATCGGCTCCACGTTCTGCCAGCCAATTTATAAAAACTGGCTACTCAGCGAGACGCTACTCGGGCGCATCGAGGCTCCCGGTCTGCTCGACGCATGGCGTGACGGGATGCGTCAGGACATTGTGGGCGCGTGGATGGCCGCCGACTGGTACGGCACCATCAAACCCAGCACCGATATGGTCAAGGCGGTCCGGGCGTCCCGTGAGTTGCTGGCGGAAGGCCTGACGACCCGCGCCCGCGAGGCACGAATTACCACGGGTACTAAGTACGGGAAGAACGTGCAGCGTCTGGCCCGCGAAAACGAACAGCTACAAAACGCGCTTGCCCCGTTGCTCGCAACCCAAGAGCAAGCAGCAGCGGCAGGGAACGCCAACGCGGTCAACGCCCTCGAGGATAAAATCGCGGAAATCATGGGGGATGTGCGCGATGGGTGAGCATTTTAGCGCCGACATTGACGCCGAAATCGCCATCGGCCTGGGCACCGTGGACGGCGTGTCGAACTGGTTCATGTTCGGGGCGTTCAATAATTTTCAGCAGGATGTTGAGCGGGATCTAACATGGCTGCCTGTGACGTCAAGCATTCCGTTGCCCGCTATCGCTGGTGAATCACTGGAGATCGTAAGCAGTGACGCGGCCGATGTGGGTACGGTCATCGAGATCGACGCACTTGGCCCCGATGCAGTTGAGCTTGAAACGTTCACCGTCGAGCTAAACGGCACAACCCCGGTTGCGCTACCCGGTTCGATTTCCAGAATCAATCAAGCGGACAGCGTGGACCCGGACGGGTTCGCCGGCACCGTGACGATTCGCGGCGCTGGTGGCGGAACAGCGTACGCCCTGATGCGCCCGGAAGACCAGCAAATGAATCAGGCGCTGTACACCGTGCCGACTGGTAAAAAATGGAACGTCGCGTTGCTGATTGCAACAATCCAGCGGTCGCAGGGTAGTGATAACGACGCGAGGGTTTCAGTCAGATTTAAAGGCGTGAACCAAACCCGCTGGCGCCGACCGTTTACCTTTGGTGCACAGCGAAGCGGTAACAGCTCGGTTGATCTGCACAACCGATACCCTACGATGGCTAACGGCCCGGTTGACATAAAATTATCGGCTGTTTCCTCAGTCAACGGTACGTCGGTGTCCGGCTGGGCTAGCGGGGTGCTTGTTGACTACACCGAACCAGCCGGATAGTATCGGTTCAAATGGAGTGTAAACCATGTGGTTACTAGAAGCGGGGACGATGGCGCGAATCGAGCAAGCGTATTCGGCTGGTGTCACCCCAAACACCGAACAGGAAGTAAAGCACGCCGAAGCGTATGCGGCGGCTAACGCCGACGGCCCGCGCATTCTGAGCAAGGCCGGCAACAGCGCCCAGGTAAGCATCCGAGGTGTGTTGACTCAAGCGCCGTCGTTCATGGCGATGCTGTTCGGTGGCGGCAACACCACCTATCCCGAAATCATCGCGTCGATTGCCTCAGCCGAGGCGGACCCGGAAATCGAAACTATCACCCTTGATGTTGATTCCCCTGGTGGTCAGTGGGCCGGCGTGTTCGACGCTGTCGCCGCACTCCAGAACGCCACCAAACCGATCAAGGCCCGCGTCTCCGGTATGTCGGCGAGCGCCGCGTATTTACTCACCAGTCAAGCGGATGAAGTTTCGGCGTCAAACCCGGGTGTTTTGGTTGGTAGCATCGGCGTGGTTCAAGGTTTCCGTGTCGATCCGGAAGTTGTCGAGATCACCAGCACGAACGCGCCGAACAAGCGACCCGACGTGACCACCGCGAAAGGCGTGAAGGCGGTCCGGGAAGAACTGGACCCGATGCATGAATTGTTTGTTGAATCCATCGCGAGCGCCCGGGGCGTCACGGTGGAAAAAGTAAATGCCGAGTTCGGCAAGGGCGGTGTCGTCCTGGCTGGCGAGGCACAAAAGCGCGGCATGATTGACAACGTGGTCGGGGCTCCGGCTCTGCGCGTTGTTGAACCTGTCGCGACAACTGCAACCGCCGAGCGCGGCGGGGAAGAACCGGAGAAAACGAGTATGGACCTGGCAACGTTGAAGGCCCAGCACCCCGAACTGTTCGCGCAGGTGGTGCAGATGGGGGTCGATAAAGAGCGCGACCGTGTTATCGGTCACCTGACCATGGGTGAAGGTTCCGGCGCGATGCCCACCGCTGTGAAAGCGGTCAAGGAAGGCGCGGAAATGACCAACACCCTGCAGGCGGAATATCTGACCGCCGGCATGAACCGTCGCGACCTGCAGAACATGGGTCAGGACAACCCGGACACTGGCAGTCCTGCCGCCTTGACCGACGAGGAAAAGGACAAGCAGGCGTCTGCCGCCATCCTGAAATCCGCCGCCGCTGTTGCTGGCGTTGAGCTGGAGGCGTAACCCATGGAAATCACCAAAAACGAGCCGTTTGGCATTGTCGTTTGGCACCCTGTTTATCAGGACGAAACCCTGACCGCCACCGGCGAAGTCACATGGGCAGCCGGCACTCTGCTGGGTCGCATCACTACCGGTGGCAAGCTGACTGCTTACACGTCCGGTGCGTCTGACGGCTCCGAGGTGCCCATCGCGGTGCTCAAGGAAGAAGTCGTATTCGCTGGCGCTGGTGACAAAGCCGACCGACCCATTGTGTCTGGTCGTGTCCGTCGGGGTGACCTGGTCGCTCACGGTGTGGGCGCTATCACCGACGCCGAAGCTGACGCGCTGCGCAGCATGACTATCATCCCGCAGAACGTCGCCCAGTTGGGCGAGTTCGATAACGAGTAAGGGGGACTTACCATGACGGTAAAGATTGAACGTGAAGGCTGGCTGCAGATGTTCCGGCAGATGCGCCGGCCGAATGGGTTCCTGCAGAGCTTTTTCACTATCAAGCCCGGCGGGATCTACAACGGCAGGAAAGTTGCCATCGACATTCAGCGGTTTGGTGAAGACGTTGCGATCGTTGTGAAGCAGGGCACCGGCCCGCGCCTGAACGATGCCGACATTTTCACCACCAAGGAATTTGAGCCGCCGGCTTACGGTGAAGCGGTGCCGTTCGATGTGAACGACCTGCTGGACCGCATGGCCGGGACTGACCCGTACACTGCTGCGTACCAGGATTACGCGGGCGCTTTGCTGGCCTACTTTATGAACGGTTTCGGTCTGATTGATGACAAAATCGTTCGTGGTGTTGAGCTGCAGGCGTCGCAGATCCTGCAAACTGGTACGCTGGATCTCACCGATGAAAGCGGTGACACTCTGTACACGCTGGATTTCGCCCCGAAGGCAACCCACTTTCCGACCGCGGGCACCGCGTGGGATCAGGCGGGCAGCACCAAGCTGGCGGACCTTGAGTCCCTGGCGGAAGTTATTCGCGCCGATGGTAAGTTGAACCCGGATCTGTTGATTATGGGCTCGGCGGCAATGCGCGAGTTTCTGAAAGACGAGGACGTTCGTGGCGCTCTCGACAATCGCCGGATGGAGCTGGGCGAGATTGACCCGCGCATGGTGGACAGTGGTGCCACGCTGTACGGACGTATTTGGATCGGCGCCTATGCGTTCCAGATTTGGACCTACCCGGATACCTACACGGACCCGCAAAGCGGCACCCCGACCAAGTATGTGTCCGATGGCAATGTGATCATGCTGTCCAGCCGTACTCGTCTGGACCGTACTTCGGCGCGTGTACCGCTGCCCCTCGGTCCCGACCCGCGTGTTGCGTCCCTGCTGCCTGGCCGGGTGTCCTCCCGCGAGGCTGGTATCGACGTGACCCCGAACGTCTACTGCACGCCGAACGGCAAGCAGATCATGGGTGAGCTGGAAAGCCGCACCCTGTTGATCCCGGCCCAGATTGATGGTTTCGGCACCCTGGACACCGGGTTGTAACGAGTAAGTGAGCGTTTCCGGGGCCTAACGGCCCCGGTTTTTTACGAACAGGAAAGGAATAGGGCAATGCCAAGCAACAAGGAAATCATCAACGATATTCAAGCGTTGGCCGCCGAATTGGGTGAGCCGACTCCTAACACCGACGGTGCGAATAATGAAAAGCTGCTGAACATCGCCCGCGACTTGCGCCAGCGGTTGAAAGCGGCACCCAGCGCCGAGGAAGCCAAAGCAGCCGAGGAAGCCAAAGCAGCCGAGGAAGCCAAAGCAGCCGAGGAAGCCAAAGCAGCCGAGGAAGCCAAAGCAGCCGAGGAAGCCAAAGCAGCCGAGGAAGCCAAAGCAGCCGAGGAAGCC